ATTAACCACAAGCGACACTTTGGCTGCAACAGCAGACGATAACGTAACGTTAGAAATTGCTGGTCCTGCATCATTTACTGATTACACAGCAGCAGGGTCAAACCCTACAGGGGTTACACTTACTAGTTTAGGTAAGTTATTTACATTTACAGCAACCACAACCGCAGCAGTAAACTTACCAACAAACGTTAAGTTAACTGTTAATGGTGCAGGCACTGTAACTGTAACTCAAAAGAAGAAAGTTGGAGCAACCACTTCTACAGTTGATATTAAAACAATTTATGCAGGAACAACTGCAAAGACAAATGTTTTGTCTGTAGCGGATTCTTATGTTCGTGTACAAGATACATCAACAGCAGGAACTCTAACATCTAGCGTAGATGTTGCTACAGCAACTAGTGTTACAAACACTGGCACAGGATATATTAATGTTCGTGCAATGGATGCTTATGCAGCACAACTATCAACTAGTGGTGTAATCCAAGCAAGCGCAACTGGTGGTGCGGTAGTGGCATGGGATGCTGCTCCAAGCACACAAGTTAACGCAGCAGCCAAAACTGGTACTGCTGGAGTTTTATATGTAGTTCAAGGAACTGCAAATGAAAACAAGCCAGTAACTACAACAGTTACAATTACATTTAATGGCACAGTTCTTGCAACAAAGACCATTACATTTACAGGTCGTGCAGCATCTATTCTAGTAACTGGAGTAGACATTGCACAATCTAACGGAGCACGTACAGGAACCTATGACTTTGTAGTCAAGGATTCTGCTGGTAATCAGTTGGCTAGTATTACTCCAAGTGCTGATGCAACCAAGTACACATCTCAAGTAACATCTGTTTCTGTAGGTGGGGCATCATCTGCTACTGCCGTACAAACAGGTGGTTGGACATGTGCTTCAACATCAGGTTCAGCAACAGTACGTCTTTCATATACCCACACAGATGCAACAGTTATTTATTCAAATGACTTTGTTGCAGCATGTGCTAGCGGTGTAGATAAGTACACAGCAACTCTTGATAAAAAAGAGTACAGGGCTGGAGAAATTGCAACACTTACAATTTCAGCAACAGATATTAATGGTGCTAAAGTTAACGGTGCAGCAACTCTAGGCGCTGGGGTAGCAATCTCAGGTGGACAGTTGACAGCAGTTTCCGCTGCAACCTCTGGAGACCTATTTGATACCGCTGGATCTAGATCAATTAAGTTTACAGTAGGTAATACTGCTGGATCATATAACTTAATTGTGGATCTACCAGCATACGTAGCAACTGATTCAGCAAAGGTAGTTTCTTATTCCGTTGTTGATTCTTCAGGTGCAGTATCTAATGCTCAAATTTTACAGTCAATCGTTGCACTTATTGCAACAATTAACAAACAAATTGCAGCACTACAGAAATTAATTCTCTCAAAGAGATAATTTCTTAATAAAATTAGAGGGTAGATTAATTTCTACCCTCTTTTTTATGACTATTATAATTAATTAATTAATAAATGATATAATTGTTCATGTAGGTGCACATTGGAGTTGACCCCCACCCAATTGAAAAAATTAAAAAGTAAGTTAATAATTATATTAGGCTCAGCCTTATGCATGACAATTTTTGGAATTATTGCTCCTGATCGTGCTGGTGCTACAGAAAACCAAGAACAAGTTGTCGTAAGTCCTGCTCAACAGGCAGTTAATGACGCCCTTGCAACGGCTACTACAGAGGTGCAGCAAGCCAATACAGCCACAAACAATGCCATAATAGAGATAACACAAGCACAAACCGAATATTCCCAAGCCCAAGATGTTACGGCAGAGGTAGCCACAAAAATATCTCTGGCTAATACAGAAGTAAATAATGTTCAAACCGCTATTAATACTATTAGCAGTGTTGATTTATCTGTTACCCCAATAGATCAAAGTTCTCAGGTAGTTCAAGATGCAAAGGCTACAGTAACTGTTGCAACTACCGCCATAAATAATATAACAACACAAATAGCAGAGGCTCAGACAGCAATATCTGAAGCCGTCGCAGCAAAAACAGAAGCATCTACAGCACAAGCAACTGCTCAAACAGAATTAACTCAGGCAAACCTTGCTATTGATGCTGCCCAAACAGCAGTCAACAATTTACAAGCCACTATTGGAACTAGCACAAATGTTTTGGCTGGAGTAGATGATGCTGGGGTTCAAATGAATCTTCCGTTCGGAATGCAAATGGGTGGAACTGTTTATAATAACGTTTATGTTGGGTCTAATGCAACAATAACATTTGGTGTAAATGAGGGTGGCGTATACCATACAACTCCAAGTGCCCCATCCGTATCTATAGCGGGATGGGACTGGACTACTTGGAGCACAGGAACAGGTATTACCTATGCAACAACTGGTACAAGTTTAGATATTGCTTGGGACCTTCGTCCATACCCACAACAAGATGCCTCTACGCAAATGGTTCAAGTAAGATTTAATGCTGATGTAAATCCAAATAATGGTGCATGGATGGCAAGTGTAACTGCTAATGGACCAATACCAGATCAAGCAAGATTTAATGTTAGAGAAACAACCAACGGTGCACTTATTCCAATTACAGATACTAATGCTGGAGCAGGTTTTGCTGGACAAATAAGTCAAGGTGCAGCATTCACTCCATATGTAGATTCAAACACAGAAACAGTTCAGGCATCGGTTGACGCAGCAAATGCAACGATTGCACAATTAAACTCAAGCCTTACCCCAGTTGTTGCACAAAATACTACAAACACATCTAATATAAATGCTATTAATACTACATCTTTAACCAATACGGTAAACTCAGCGGTATCAACAAAGACATCTCTTGAGTCATCATTAAACACTAAATCAAGTCAACTAGTTACTGCAATTAATAACAACATTCCAACTCCTGCCCCAATAATTTTAACTCCAATTGTTGCAGGAACTACTGCAACTATTACACCGTCTTTACCTGAAGGATACACAGCAAACACTTGGTTTTATCAAGTAGTAACAGATAATCCAGATGCAGAAAATCCATACGAAGGTGGAACATATAATACAGATGGTGCACCAGAGTCTATTCAATTAACTGGTTTGACAGAAGGCGCTACTTATACAGTTAGAGTTGCTAACTGGTCTGGACCTGTAAGTCAATATACTGAGACTGTTATTTCTGTACCCGCACCACAAGGCTCCAATTTAACTACTGGTGGCAATAGTTCCCCAATAGATACAACTCCAATAGATACAACTCCTGTTGACACAACCCCTGTTGACACAACCCCTGTAGATACAGAACCAGTTGATACAACTCCCGTAGATACAGATCCTGTGGATACGGATCCTGTAGACACAGAACCAGTTGACACAGAACCAGTTGATACAGAACCAATTGATACAGAACCAGTAGACACAGAGCCAGTAGATACAGAACCTGTTGATACTCCTGCAGAAGAAGCAGAGGTTGTATTTGAAGAAAGTGAAGTTTCTATTGAAGAAATATCAGAAAGTGGTGCAAACCTTTCTGTAGAAGATATTCAAGAAGTTGTTACTGATTTAATTAGCGATAGTAGTTTAGATGCATCTGAGGTTTCTGCAGTACTAGAAGCAATTGCTGAAGGTGGAGAGGTTTCTGCAGAAATTGCTGCTGAAGTATCTGAATCTTTATCAGAGGGCGGATTGACAGAAGCAGAAGCAGAATTTATTACAGAAATGCTTTCTGCAGATGGAGAAATAACAACTGCAGAAGTTGTTAATTTATCTGAAGCCTTATCTGAAGACGGCAAATTTACTTTAGCAGAAAAAGATTTAGTTGCAGATGTATTGGTAGAATCAGCAGAAGGAGCACCAGTAACTGCTGCAAACATAGAATCGGCGGGACTTGAATATCGTGATCTTCCTCCTACAATTCCAGTAGAGGTAAGAGAAGATGCAAACGGTAATCCAGTAGTAATTCAAGCAGAAGTAGCATCTGCCCTCCTTGTATTAGAAAGTCCAGCAGCGCTGGCAGGAGCAATTGCTGCTTGTTTTAATCCAGATGAAGCAATTGAAGGTTTGACAGAAGAGCAAAAATGTGAGTTGGGCAAAGCCCTACTTAACATGGGTGCTGATATGTCTATTCCAGAACGTGAAAAAGCAGAAGATATTGTGGTTGTAACGATCATTGCTGGTCAATTGATTGTTGCTACCGCACCTAGAAGAAGGAGATAAAATGAAAAAGTTCAAAGAATGGGGCATGGCAGCCCTAAACGAAAACTTTACATTCCTTGGCTTCTTTGTGGCCTGGGTAGTACTTGAAGGCAGCGCAAAGACGGTAGTAGGGTATGTAACCCTAGCATCGGTAGCCATATGGTTTGCAACCATAGGAATACGTAAAGAAGACGAATAATACTATAAAACATTATTTTAATGTGTAGTATAATATAAATATGAGAAAGTTGACCTCAGTCCTACTTTGCGGTATACTTGTAATAAGCCTTTCTGCTTGTTCAAGTCGCTACAGGTATTCCTGTCAAGACCCAGCAAATTGGAAAGAAGCAGCATGTAATCCGCCAATCTGTGAAGCAAACGGTACATGCACAAAAGATTTAGTAAAGGAAACTAACAATGAGTAAAAGAAGGACGCAAGCAGAACTAGATGGTTTATTAAAGTTTGTATTAGGTCTTACTTTGGGGGCAATTTTATTCTTTACAACAATGGGTATTTTATATGCCCTAGTTTTTGTTGAGCAACCATTAAATGGTCAATCTGAAAACGACAAAATGTTTTTTAATGTTCTTGGTAGTGTAGCAACATTTATTACTGGAACACTTGCAGGTATTTTAATTGGTCAATCTGGTGCAAAAGATATTATGGATGCACAGTTGTCTAACAAAGAAATGGATTCTAAAAATACATTAGCAGATAAAAAACTTGAATCAGAAATTGATGAAGCAAAAGCACGGAGATTAAATAAACCTGACGGAGCAATGCCAGAAGAACAACCTATTGATACAGATTGGGATAAATAATGTCTAAAAAAAAATCAGATAGCAAAAAAAGAAGTATTTATAAATCAGTTACTTGGCCATTAGTCCATATTGGATTTGTTGGAACGTTAGTTTATTTTTTTGAAAAGGCTATTACTGGTGAAGCCCATTGGGAATATGCTGGCACATTTGCAATAATTTATACAGGATGTGAAATGTTAGGTTTCTTTTTACATGAAAGAGCCTGGGCTAAATTTGGAAAAAAGGTTAAATAATGGCAGAGCAAGGAACAGCAGCACGTCTTATTGAAGTTGCTACTGCAGAAGTAGGAACTGTTGAAGGTCCTAAAGATAATGAAACAAAGTATGGAAAATTTACTAAAGCAGATTTCCAACCTTGGTGTGGTTCATTTGTTAATTGGTGTGCAAATGAAGCAGGCGTAAAAATTCCCAATACTGTTTACACCCCAGGTGGTGCAGCAGCATTTAAAAAGTCTGGACAATGGATTGATGTAGATGTTGCAGATCCAGAGCCAGGAGATATTGCATACTTTGATTTTCCATCTGACGGGGTAGACAGAATATCTCACGTAGCAATTGTTGTTAAAGACAATGAAGATGGAACAGTGTGGTGTGTTGAAGGAAATACTTCAGGGGACCCAAAGGGTAGCCAACGTAATGGTGGAGAGGTTTGTAAAAAACTTCGTGCTTACAAAAAAAACAAAAAAGGAATTCTTATTTCTATTGTAGGGTTTGGCAGACCTAAGTTTGGCTCTTCTCCAGCAGCAAAACCTGTTGTAAAATCAAACAAAGTTGATTCAAGCATTCAAAATGCAATAGATCTTTTAAAGTCTAAAGGTTATAAAGTAACTAAATAAATTTTTTTTGATTGGGGGAAATTATGACCGTACTTGCTGTTGTACGTGATCAAGCAACCAATAAAATTTATATGGCTGGTGATCGAGGGGCTTCTGATGATAATACAATTCTTTCATTGACGGCACCAAAGGTTTGGAAAATTGGTCCATATTTAATTGGATATGCTGGCGCATTAGATGGTGAGCGAATTCGCTACAACTTTAACCCATACATCCCAGACATAAAGGATGTAGATAAGTTTATGCAAACAAAGTTTATTAAACAACTTAAAAATTTTTATAACGATTGGTGGGTTGATACTGGTGAAAAGGCTGATCTTGGTTTGATTATCTGTATTAAAGGTCAAATATATGAACACAACGCAGTGGATATGTCTTTATCTAAATATAATTTAGATTATTTGGCAATGGGTTCTGGTGCTGAATATGCTTACGGATATTTAAATGCTACCGAAAAATCAAAAGATCCCCGTAAAAGAGTTGTAGGTGCAGTAAACTCTGCCATTAAATTTAGCCCATCCTGCATGGGTCCAGTTGACGTGGTAAACATTTAAATAATAAAAACTTTATAAAATAATGATAATCCTTGGAATAAATGAAACCTCTCACGATGCCTCTGTATCATTAATTAAAGATGGAGAAATACTTTTTGCTGGTCATGCTGAAAGATATAGCAAGCATAAAAATGATTGGTATATAAATGATAGTTTAGTTAATAATGCATTAGAGTACGGAAGACCAGATTACATTGCCTACTATGAAAAACCCGCTCTAAAGGCCTGCAGACTGGCTTTAAAGGGGGGCAGGGGAAACTGGAAGCCAAGGTTTAATATTGAGGGAACCCCTCGCAAATACTTTTATCATCACTATTCCCATGCTGCAGCAGGGTATTACACAAGCAACTTTAATGACGCAGCGATAGTAGTTTTAGATTCTATTGGGGAGTTTAATACCTCTACAATCTGGGTTGGGGAAAATGAAAAAATATCATTAAAAGAAAAAATAAATTATCCATTTAGTTTTGGATTGTTTTATTCTGCATTTACTAAACTAATTGGTTTAATGCCAAACCAAGAAGAATACATTATGATGGGAATGGCAGCATATGGAGATTCAAATAAATATTTAAAAAAAATAAATGAATATTTTCCTTCTATAAATAAACAAAAATACAATTTTCACAGAGGCATTACAGACTGGGATTTTATTATTTCCGAACAAGATAAATTTGATATTGCAGCAGCAGCACAGGCAGTATACGAAACTAGACTTATGGATTTTATGTGGCATGCTAAATATTTAACAAAAAAGAAAAATTTAGTTTTTATGGGCGGGTGTGCATTAAATTGTTCAGCAAATACTAAACTATGGAGCATATTTAATAATGTTTGGATAATGCCTAACCCAGGAGATGCGGGAAGTTCTTTGGGGGCAGCAGCAGCACTTTATGGAAAACATTTAAATTGGAACACCCCTTACTTGGGTTATGATTTGAATGATGAGTATCCAGTTAATAAAATAATTAAAGGTTTGGCTGATAATAAGATTGTTGCAGTTGCTTCCGGAAAGGCAGAGTACGGCCCAAGAGCCTTAGGAAATAGAAGTATTCTTGCAGACCCAAGAGATCCTAATATAAAAGACAGGGTAAATTTAATAAAAAAGAGAGAACCATTTAGACCATTTGCTCCAGTTATAATGGAGGAACATGCAAGTAAATGGTTTGATATGAATTTTAATTCTCCTTATATGCAATATTCAGTTAAATGTTTAAGGCCAGAAATTATTCCTTCCGTTGTTCATGCCGATGGAACCTCTAGGGTTCAAACAGTTAATAAAGATCAACATCCAGGATTATATGAAGTTTTAAAACAATGGAATGATTTAACTGGGGTTCCAATTCTACTTAACACTAGTTTAAACGTAAAGGGGCAGCCATTATTAAATGATGAAAAAGACATAACTTTATGGGAACAAGAATACGGACAAAAAATTATTAGAGGTGTAAATTGAGAGGAAACAATTTTAATGTATGGGAAGAGTCTTTTACTGAATCTTTTTTAGAGATTAATTCACAATCAAACATAAAGCCTGACTGGTTAAATTATTCTGAAATATTAAAAACTGAATATAAAGATTGCATAATAAAACCAATTAATAAATATTTTTATAAATTATCTATTCCGCCCAAACTTGTATCTATTGAAAATAATAAAATAACTCTGTGCCAAGAAAATTTTGCAGAAATATTTTTGTTGAAAAAACAAGATAGTCTTAAATTAACTGCTATGGAAAAAATTCACATGAGACAGTTTTATTTATCAAACAAAATAAATAAAGAAAATGATTTATTATTTAATGAAGTTTATAGGTGGGCAATGCCTTGGAGTATAGATTACGAAGGTATAGAGATTAATATTGAACCAGCCCAAGACTCCCCATTTTATTTTTATCCAATATCGTATGCGTCAAGCAAGATGCAGGGCAAGATTATAGACACTAAAATGTTATTTTTTCAATTTAAAAATAAAGGTCAGCATATGGTTGATTTAGAATATGGAAGAATTAAAAGAAATAGTCCAGCGTATTTTATTAATTTTACAGTTAATGATACAATAGTAGAAGAAATAAAGGAGTTTTATGGCAAATATTAAGTTTTATCCCTTTAATCAAGAAACAGTTGATTTTACACCAGAACCACAGCCAGCATACAAACATTTACCAGATTGGTATAAGTTACAGCCAGGATACATCGGAGATGAAAAAACTTCTTTATCGAGAGGTTTCTCAGCGTCTACAGTAAAAAGATGCATGCCTATGTATGATGTAATCAGTAGCGGATACATGATTTATTTTCCGTGTGACATATTTATAGATGCTACAAATCCAGAAAAATTATTGTATTCCGTTCCCGAGGGAGTTAAAGGAATAAAAAATACATTATTTTCTTTTCATTCCGAACAACAGGTATCTCATTATCCAAGAGAAACAGAAACGTATCATAAAGAAATATTTAGAATCTTGCCACTTTGGTCTGCAGGTACAGATAGAGGTTATAGTTGTTTGTTTACTCAGCCATTTCATAGAGAGCCAGCGCCATTTAAACTTTTTTCTGCAGTGATAGATACAGATAATTATATTTCAGATGGATTTTTATCGATGTACATTAAAAAAGATTTTAGAGGCACAATTGAGAGAGGAACTCCAATGGCACAGATTATTCCTTTCAAGAGGGATTCTTATGAAATGTCTTTTGCAAATCCTGAAGAATCACATATGGCTTTATCAAAACAAAGATTTTTAGTTAGGAGCAAGTTTAATAATTTTTATAGAAATCATATGAGGCAGCGTAAAGATTATAAATGAGTAAAAAACAAAAAATAACATTTACTCCAGGGGTAGAAAATTTTAAAGATCTTTATACTCCGCCAGTTCCTGCGATATCCATGGTTCCAGAATGGTACAAGAGCCTAGCGCTATACGGACCTAGTAACGAAGAAAAAGAACTACACCCAATAAACCATATAGGGACAGACGGAACATTGGTTGCAACTAAAAAATGTATACCATTTTTTGATGCTTTGACCGCAGGGTATTATTATTTATTAGAAGATGATTTACATGTTGAACTAAATGAAAAAGGTTTTCCAACTTTAAGTTGGGAAGGTGATATTATGCTTCTTGATAAAAGACCCACACTTGAGGTTCCAATTCCTTCAAATTGCCATCAGTTACACTTTGGATTTAGAATGAATTGGTTTTATTCTACCCCGCCAGGGTATTCTGTTTTAGTGACACACCCAATGAATAGATACGACTTGCCATTTTTTACTTTATCTGGGATAGTTGACTCTGATGTTTGGGGATTGCCAGTATTTTTTTCTTTTTTCTTAAAAAGAGATTTTATTGGAACAATACCAAAAGGAACTCCTATTATGCAGTTTATACCATTTAAAAGAGATTTTTGGGAAATTGAAGTAGATAGTAGTTCTAAAGCAATAGAAGATGAAGAATTTAAAGCGGAAAAAAGAAGAACAATGGTTACTGGTTATTATAAAAAAGATGTTTGGCAAAAAAAGGAATTTAAATAATGATTGGTATTAATGTAGTTATTTATTCCTATAAAGACAAGCATGTAATAGAAACAATAGAAAATTTATTAATAAATAGTTCTGGTTTATACTTTATTTTTGTGCACTGGCACGATCAAAACGGAGTAGAAAGATCAAAGTTATTAGATAACTTAATAAATAAATATGAAAAATGCAACGGTGCCTATGTTCACAGAGATTGGGACGATAATGATGGAGCAATTCTTTATAAAAATAATAGATTAAACTCAATACGAAGTGCAAAATATTTTTTATTTATAAATCCAGGAACAGTTATGCAAAAAAATTGGGATAAAAATTTAATAGACTTTGTAGATAATAAAAATGTTGTTGTTTCTGGTAATCAAAAAATACAAATAAAAAATAAAAATTTATTTTTTGTTGATAAAGTATATACTAAAAATGAAGGATTTACTTTAACCAATTATATAGATAAAAATTTTATTTTTGGAAATGTTGATTTAGTAAAAAATAATCCGTTGGGGCACTGGCAATTCCCAGGTTGGTTAAAATATTATGGAGAAGAAGAAGTTTCTTCTTTGCAATTTTTTATAAAAGATATAAAAGTTTATGCAGCAGATGAGACTATTTTAAAAATAAATAAATATTCAACCTTGGACGACTTTGACTATTATGTTCCATTTTCTAAATACCACAACTATAATCAAGTATTACAATTATTTAAAAAAGGATATAGTGATTTTACTCCAACGGTAGATTTAAAAACTATAGAAAATTTTAACAATTTCCATAATTTTAATTTTAGTAACTTATCCTATTTGCCATTTTCTACAAATGACGTTGAGTATAAAACTAGGGATTCAGAATATGATAAAATGGATGGTAGTAGATTTATAAAAAATATAAAAAAGGTGGATTAATATGCACAGAATAACAGTAATTGAAGATTTTATTAATGAAAAAGATGCGTTAAGTTTAATAATGGAAATGAATCATCCTTCTGAAATTAATGACTATCCGGAATATTATAAAAAAAGGTATGGAGGAACATCTTTTCCATACAACAATAACGTTATGCGTATATTAAAAAAATATGGGCATAAATCTAACAACATTCACAAATCTATAAATGGATACTTAAACGATATCCACGTATTTAAAGCGTTCGGGTCGCATTGGATTTCTGGAACAAAAGGAGATCTACACATAGATGCACAAGGACCAGAACCATTTATTGAGTGGAGCACCATAATGTATCTTAATGATCCTTCAGAGTACGAAGGCGGAGAGATTTATTTTCCAAATCAAGGTTTTACATATAAACCTAAAAAATATTCGGCAGTATTTTTTCCAAGTGCTGGAACTGAATATGTTCACGGAATTACAGAAGTAAAATCTGGGCATAGATATACTGCTTTATACATGCACACATCAATGCAAGAACATTTAGATCCAGATTTTAAAATTTAAACCATTGGCTTATAACTCAGTTGGTAGAGTGCCGAACTGTTAATTCGGATGTCCCAGGATCGAAACCTGGTAAGCCAGCAGGTCCCCATCGTCTAGTGGCCTAGGACGTCGCCCTTTCACGGCGTTAACACGGGTTCAAATCCCGTTGGGGACGCGAGAGTATGTTGGGTTTTCACATTTACTTATATCAATAAACTCTTTAAAAAGTATGTGTTTTTTTAAAGATCTAAAAGAATTGTCTTCTGTAGAAATAAAACTTTTATTTTGAGAATAAATTTTTACGTTATCTAATTCGTACATCTTGACATCACTGATAGTATTTCTTTTTAATTGTGCAAAATTTCCATAGGTTGATCTTGGAAAATATGCTAAATCAATAACCTCCTTAAGCAAAGATTTTTTCATTAACATTGGAACATGAATGTCATAGTCTAATGGGTTATCTATTCCATTTTGCTTTAATTGTTTTAAGGTTAATTCTAAAAGTTTAATATATCTAGAGGAACGGCCTAAATTTTTGTATTCTATAATCTTATCCTCTAGTAGGCCCCCATCAAAATTTGTAATTGAGTTTATTTTTTTTAAGGCAAAAAAATCATCATTCATTAAAACAAAATCTTCTTTTATTAAATCATTGTTTAATATTTCTTTTATGCAATTTTTTATATTAATAAATTTATCTGTATCGCTAATATTTTCAATGTGTATAAAATTACCCACATACCATTCTGGCCTATAGCCAATTACCCAAACATCCCCTTCAGGCATGTTTTTTTCAAGAGACCTTAAAGAATACCTTAACTCTTCATTTTCTCCACGTCGACAAATATAAACGTAGTCCATCTAAAAATTATAGCATGCGGTATAATAAAGTATATGGCAAAAATATTGGTTGTAAGTTCAAACTTAAATGACTGGGAAAAAAATAGTGGCGGAAAAGAAAGAACGGCTACGCTTTTAGAGGCTTTGTCGGACCACGATGTAACATTTTTATCATTTTCTTGGGACAATATAGCAATTAATAAAAAGATTAATAAATTTATTTATCAAATTCAGCCAGCAATAAATTCTAACATTTATAGAAAAAGAAAAGGATTGATTAAAGATTTTGCTAAACAAAATAATGACGTTGTATTTGAAATATTAAAAAAGCAATTAGTATATTTTTCTGAAATGGCAGAAGAGTTAGCGTTGCAATCAGATTTATTAATTGTAGATCATTATGCTATTGCTCCATTAATAGAAAATATAAAAAACATTCCAATTGTATACAATTCTCACAATTGTGAAATTTTCATGGGAGAACAACTTTATCCCAATAACCCCGACATCTTAAATCTAGTAGAACAAATGGAAAGAAAAATATTAAAAAAAGCAAAATTAATTACTTACTGCTCAGAAAAAGATTTTGAACAATTAAAACAATACTATAAGTCAGATATAGATGGTGTTTTAATTCCAAATGGCACAGAAGTCCGAGAAAAAATAAACTATAAAAATAGATTTAATTCTAGAGATATTATTTTTGTTGGATCGGGACACCCACCTAACAACGATGCAGCAAGAAATGTTGCTAACCTTGCAAAATTATTACCTGAATTTAATTTTATTATTATTGGTGGATGTGGAAATGGAATTAAGGTGTCCGAAAACATAGACAATTTAAAAATAATTGGTGAAGTTAGTGATGAAGATTTAAACCAATACTTAACAAATTCTTTTGCTTTTATTAATCCAATGGAAAGTGGATCTGGAACTCATTTAAAAATGACAAAGGCCTTAAGTTATGGAATTCCTATTATATCTTCAACTGTGGGCGCAAGGGGGTTTTCTGATGAAGAAATTAACAGCGCAATGCTTATTGCAAATACGGAAAATGAGTTGGTTGAAAAATGTTTATTATTAAAACAGGAGTCTATATATAAAAATTTATCCGAAAACGCACATTCTGTTTCACAAGGATATAGTTGGAAAAAAATAAAAAAACATTATGTTAATTCTATTGAAAGTGTTATTAAGCATAGACCTGAAAAAAAACCAGAGGGATTAATCAATAATAAAGAAAAAATACTAATTTCTACCATTATTAGAAATGATGAAGATTTTTTTATTAATTACTATAATAGAATTGTAAGTATGGTATCTTATTTCCCAGAGTATGATTTTTATCTTTCAATTTATGAGAATGATTCTACTGACGAAACCAAAAAACTTATGCAAAATTGCGACTACTCAATGTTTAAGGGGGTATCTTTGATATTAGAAAACCTAGGTACAAAGTTTTATGGATCTACAAAAGAGGAAGATAGGGTAAAAAATTTAGCAAAAGCAAGAAATAAAGCCTTGGATGGTGGTGGATTTTTAATTGACATGGATTATGTTTTAGTTATCGATGCTGATGTTGAATTTAAAATGCCATCTGTAAAAAAAATATTAGACTTTAAAGACAAGCAGCCTGAATTTAGCATTGTGTCTGCTGCAACTCTCAGAAGAGATAGATTATATGATGCGTGGGCAACAAGGGATAGTCACCTTTTTGATCCAGAAATTACAAACAAATTTGAAAACTACAGAAAAGAACCATTTAAAAAATATTATTCTGTTTCTAGTGGGTTCTGCTTATATAAGGCACTACCATTTAAACAGGGCGTTAGGTGGGGGCACATTAACCTAGTGACTCAAAGTTCAGACTGTGAAATGGTTGTAATTTGTCAAAATTTTAGCAAGATGGGATATAATGGTATATACATGGTACATGAAGCAATTATGAACCATAATCATAAATAAGGGAGAAAAATGAGAATTAAAATAATTAAATTTGTTGTAAAGTTGTTAGGGTATGAATGGTCTGGGGACAACCTTAAACTTCCAGTTTGGTATGTCAAGGAAAAAAAGAAAAAATAATGTTTACTTACTACGTAAAAGAAGTTAAAAAAGTTGTTGACGGAGACACTATAGACGCCGATATTGATTTAGGTTTTGACATATCTTTTAGTTCAAGAGTAAGACTTGCAGGAATTGATACTCCAGAAAGCAGAACTACAGACAAACTAGAAAAGCAGTTAGGTCTTGAGTCAAAGGCTTATTTGAAGAATGCGATAGATTCTGCTAAAACCGTTGTAATTAAAACAGAAAAAATGGACTCATCTGAAAAATACGGAAGAATTTTAGGTTGGGTATTCTTAGATGGATCAGAGGTTTCAATAAATCAAAAAATGATTGATGAGGGCTATGCTTGGGGATACATGGGAGAAACCAAAGTAAAAGATTTCAATGCACTTGCAACAGCCAGAAAAAAATCTGGAAAATAATTAATGAATGATATAGATTCAATAAAAATTATAAAAAATTTTATTGATAAAGAAGACATTGTAAAATTTATTTCTTATATTGATTCAAACATTAATAAATTTAAAATAGATCCTAGAAGTACCGGTGGACATAGATATTCCTATAAATTTGGTAAAGATGCGGTGCATTCAGAGTCTAGGCACAGCCTTGAAGAGTTAAATGAAATTATAGATTTGGTAAATAAATATAGTAAAAAATCTTGTTTGACAGCACAAGAAAATTTTAATGATGAAAATGAAGTATTTCTTTCTTCTTTTTGGCTGGCAAAACAAAGTTCTGGGGCAAGCGTTACTTATCATAAAGATACCGACGAAGATAATAACCTTCAGTTTAAATATAGTGCTGTAATATACCTAAACAGCATGCTTGGTGGCCAAGGAAAATTAGATTTTCCAGCGCTAAATTTTAAATATTCTCCAGAGGAAGGGGATTTAGTTCTTTTTCCTTCACAGGGGAATCAATTTTGGCACGGAGTTGATTTAATATCTGAAGATAGATATAGTATTGCTCTTTGGATGACCACAGATAAACAATTTGAATTAGTATAATTTTTATGATATAATTATTATGTATCTGCTCAAATGAGGGGTACATTAACTTATTCGCTTGAAGGAGGAATAAAATGGTAACAAACTTTGCTATGGATCTATTCAATGATCCATTTTTTATTGGCTGGAATAGAGATCTGGCTCGTTTAAATAACGCACATAAAACAAATTCACACTCATATCCACCATATGATCTTTTAAAACTAGATGAGGATACGTATAAACTATCCATTGCTGTCGCTGGTTTTTCAAAAGATGATATTGATGTATCTGTGGACAATGGAACATTAATTGTTAAGGGTGAAATTGTAGAAGTAACAGATGCCGAAATAGTTCACAAAGGCATTGCTAGTCGTAAATTTACAAGATCATTTGCTTTAGGGGAATACATGGAAGTGACTGGGGCTGAAATGCAAGACGGAATGCTTCATGTTAGTATAGATCGCATTGTTCCAGAAGAGAAAAAACCAAAAACAATTAAAATAAAATAATATAATATACACCTGCACCCCTTCATCGGGGAGTCGCAGGTATGTCGGGGAGGACAGCGACACTAAATAACTGGCATACACCTGAGCATGTGTATAAAAGGCTTTTTCTGATATAATAAACTTAGAGTGGGGAGTAAAAATGAAACATGAAGTTATGGCTCCAGGAATGGTTTATTATCGAAATGCAATTATAGATCCAGAAAAAACTATTTCAACTATTGAATACATTCAAGATAAAATTGCGTCTGGAGTAAACTCCGTTGCTGATAAATGGCAAGAGTGGAATGGTGCAAATCCAAATACAGAAAAATTTTGTTTAAAACATTGGATTACTGATCCAGAAAAAGTTTCTAAAAATGACCCACTACATCAAGAAATTTCTTTGGTTTATAACAATATATTTAATGGAATTAATAATGCCTTTAAACATTACTCTAACGAAATATATCCAGCAGCATCAAAAAACATAAAATCAACGGAAGGAATGTTAAGTATTTTAAAATATTCCAAATCTGGCTACCTGCCACCACATCAAGATCAAGGGGTAAGCAGTAGAGTTTTATCTACTGTAGGATATTTAAATGATAATTATGATGGCGGAGAAATTAATTTTCCCTATGTTGGAGTTACTGTTAAGCCAGAAGCGGGTAGCGTAATATTTTTTCCATCTAACTTTGTTTATGTTCATGAAGTAAGACCCATGGCTAATGGCGTAAGATACGCAGTTCCTCAGTGGTATCACTCTCTTAAAGATCCAAGACAGTCTAATGGTGATGAGTAATGCCAAAATACGAATATGATTGTATGCCTTGCGGGAAAAGATTTGTTAAAGAACGATCAATTCAAGATTTAGATCCAGGATATAGATGTGATTTGTGTAAAAAACAATTAGTTCGTGTGTATTCTGTTCCAGGGTCTATATTTAGTGGTTCAGGATTTTATTCAACTGATAATAGAAAAAAATGACAATAATATCTAAAAATCAAAAATGTCAAGTATATGACCCTATGATGATTTTTAAAACAAAAACAGAAGGAATTGTTGACAAGGATACACCCGTTAATACTTCCTGCTTGGCTCCAGCATATGTGCTATTAGAGGGAAGCAGGGGAAAAAGATATATGTGCGATTATCATTATGCGTCAGAAAAAGATATTACAACTTTAAGAACTCCTGAACTATGGCCAGAAATAGAAAAATTTATTATTGATGAGAGAGAGGAAATATCAAAAACTTTTGAAAAAAATGTTAAATCTACTTACACTATAGGGAAAATGTGTTGGTGTGGAAAAAGGGCTTACGTAATACTTCAACCCTACACAGAAGATGAAAAATTTTTTTGTAATTTTCACTTTAGAAAATATTATTACAGGTGTATAAGCAATAAGTTTAATTTTGAAAAATTTGCAAAAATTGTAGATGAAAGATGTCAGATGGAGGAATCCATTATTGAAGAATCTAATAATATTCCTATATTCTAAATTGACAGAAAAGTAAAATGGCTGTATAATTGATATATGGAAACCTTAAAAAAAGATTATAAATTTACATCTTTAGATCGATGCGACAAGTGTCAAGCAAGAGCCTGTGTATTAGTTACTGGCCTAGTTGGAGAATTAATGTTTTGCTCTCACCACTACAATAAAATTGTAGATAATGCTGTAGGCTATGACAAAATTATGAGTTTTATGGTTAATATTGTTGATGATCGAAAACAGTTAGTTTCTTAATTTTAAACTTTTATGAGTGATGACGAAATAAATACGGCTATTGAAAACTTTATAAAAACTGGGGCAATTAAGATTCAGGGAATAGATCCAGTCACTGGAGAATTTTTATATCAAATTACTGAAAAAATGAAGAATGTAGATTCAGACCTTTATGATTCACACCTAAACCAAATATATACAGACGCTATGTATTTTTGGGAAAGAGGATTTGTTGCCATTGACGATATAACAAGCAATAATCCTATTATTACCCTCACCCCAAAAGCATTTGATCAAAATTCTATTAGTCAGTTGCCTAATGACAAAATTGACCTTCTTGCCAGCATTATTCAAGCGTTAAAACGATAAAATTAATGCTATAATAAAACTATGTCAGATTTAAAAGAAGGCGACTTTGTTATGGGATCAACCTCTGAAGGGGTTGTGCATGGTGTTATAGAGCACATTATGACTGAGGGTGGGATACTTGGTACACCTGGATCAGAATATGCTTTAGTTTCAATGCCACCAGAAAACCCAGCAATGTCTGTTAGAATTTACGAAGAAGAAGACGGTATGTGGGAGCCAACAGCATACAGTATTGGCATGATGTACAAAGATGCCAACAAAGCAGATATAAATAATCACGCAATGAAAATGGATGAATCAAATTGTTGCCCAGAAGATATCTCTAAGCAAGCACCATGTTGGGACGGATATGTTCAACGTGGCATGAAGCCAGGAAAAAATGGAAAGCCAGTTCCTAATTGTGTTCCTGCTGCAAAAGCAGATGATTTGTTTGAGGATGATGATACAGTTGAATATTACACAGATTCAGTATCAAAGGCCGAAGGTTACTCACCACCAGCAGGAGCAAGATCTGCTGCACGCAAAGCAATTAAATTTAAGGAACAAGGCAAGGCAAAAGGTGCAGGAACTGCAGTAGGCTGGACAAGAGCGGGACAACTAGCAAGAGGAGAAACAATCTCTCTCAGTACCGTTAAAAGAATGTATTCTTATTTTTCCCGTCATGAAGTAGATAAAAAAGGTAAAGATTGGGCCAATCAAGCCAACCCATCTAATGGCTATATTATGTGGCTAGCATGGGGTGGAGACGCAGGATTTTCTTGGTCACGAAAAATTGTCAATGCAGAAAAAGACAAAGCATTGTTTGCAGATTTTGGTAAAAAAATAACTAGTTCTATTAGATTAACAAATATTTTTAGATAAAAATAGCGAAGGCTATAAATCAATGAAATTAATTAAAAACAGTAATAGTCTTGACTATCAAGAATCTTTTGTATTAAATGTTTTAAATGAAAAAAGAAATGGATTTTATTTAGAATTAGGTTCTGCTTGGCCAATAAAACAAAATAACACCTACCTTCTTGAAACTGTTTATGGATGGGGTGGCATAGGGTTTGAGATTGAAAAAAAAATAGCAGAAGAGTATGCCTCTATAAGAAAAAATAAAATAATAAATGCTAACGCAATATCTTTTGATTATAAAAAATATTTTAAAGAAAATAATGTTCCAAATCAAATAGACTATTTACAGATGGATTTGCATCCAGCATATAACACTCTGCACGCACTTAGAAACCTCCCACTTGACGAATACAGGTTTTCTGTGATAACATATGAGCATAATGTTTGGAGGGGGGACGATTTGCATATCAACATTCAAAAAGAATCTCAGGCAATATTAAAATCTTATGGTTATTTTTTAGCCATTGAAAA